TTTCAAAGAATTCAGAACCCTCTTTGAATAAACTGTTAGTCCAAAAACCACATGATATACTGAAGAAATTAGTTATATCAGCGTTTATCTCTGTTTTATAACAAAGGTCTCCCCCAGATTTAGGGCAATCAATAATAGCATCTACGTTCATTTTCATTTTTATATATTTTTAGAGATTTATTTTATTTTTTGCTGGTTTATTTATTTTAATTTCTTTTGGGAATACCGGTTTAAAGTCTAATTTTTCTGGGAAATAGGGGATGTTTTTATCTAAGATATCTCCTACTAGTTCTTTCATTTTACCCCAACTAAAATTAGTTTTAACATATTGTTTTTGTTTTCTAGAATTTGGGAGGTATGTTTTGTATTTTTTATAAACATTTTTTAAAGAATTACCTATCTCTCCACTATTAGGTTGAAACCATTTAGATTCTTTAATTAACCAGTCATTAGCAGCACTATGGTGTACATTTTCTAACTCTCCCGTAAGTAATGTAACATTTGATGGGTGAAGGAAGTCTAAATGTCCTGACCATCCAGAAGCTATAATAGGTTTACCTGTTAAGCCAAATTCCAATAAGGGTCGACCAAATCCTTCTCCTTTAGTTAAACTAACCATAGATTTTACTTTAGGATGGTTGTATAACTCATTAATTTCTAAATCATCAAACTCCCCATTTAGAAGATATATGTTTGGAAGATTTTTAGAATTTACTGTTTTTTTAATGGTATTAATTTTATCTAGGATTGCATCCCTACTCATATACGAAGGAGAACCTACAGATGACTTTAATATAAGGGCGGGTTTAGTTTTTTGGTCTTTAAAAGTTTCTAAAAATGCTTTAACCAGTAATCCTACATTTTTTCTATCGTGACCTAATTCACCTTCCATCCAATGACCTACAAATAAATAACAAAATTGTTCTTTTATAGAATCTAAATTTATATTTTTAATCTCAGTAGGGGGAATTGATCTATAAGTAGCTAAATCTGCTCCTTCAAATATCACGTGGATTGGTTTTTCTACTTTTAAATCACCCATAGGTTGTTTAGTTTGGGGATTTTGTTTTTGATATTGTGAATTCTCAAATGTAATCTTAGAATGTTCTGATGAAACCCAGTTCATATCCATTCTATTTAAACCTTCAATCCATTCACCCTTACATAAAGTAGCTTCAATACCTGCTGTTAAACCAATATTGTATTTTCCTACTGGTTGGAATTCATTAGGAATTGTTATTTGCATCCAGATCTCGGGTTGATTCTTTTGCCAATCTTGTGGTGTTGTGTGTTTTAATAAAAATTCCCATTCAGGGTGGTCTTTACAAAAACCCCATGAAGTAGCCCCCCATCTTTGGGGGAGTAATTCTACTTTATATTTGTCAAGTTCAATTATTGCTTTAATTATATCCCTAGACCTCGCACCATAACCTGAGTATGTGTCAAAAGGGGATGATATTACAAATCTTGGTTTGCTCATGTTTATAACTTTTTAGTAAATTAATTTGTGGTTTAAAAATTTTCCTCGGTACTCGGTAGCATTATGAATTTCATATTTTTCTCTAGGTTCCCAAATATCAAATAGCTCATTAAAAGCTTTCATAACTCTATCTGCCTGGTGTTTTGATGTGAAACCTGCTTCTTTGCTAATAGCCCATTCTCTACCTTTTAAACCTCTTTGCTTTCTTTCTTCGGGGTCTAGGTCATATACTTCTTTTATTCTTTCAGAAGCATCTTCCCATCTACATCTGTCATCATAGATATAAGGTGTTGCAGGTGAACCTTGAATAGATCTTGAAGTAGGGTAAACTGGGAAAGCCCATTCACCGTGTTCTTTGTATGTACCCCTATGATTAGAAGGGATGTCAGCACTTGGTGTAAACCATTCTCCATTTTCATCAACAAATCTCATTTGGTCTTGCATACCTCCTGTTGTATTCGCAATAATAGGAGTACCTGTTAAAAGAGCTTCAGTAAGTGTAAGTCCCCACCCTTCATTAGAAGTTAATAAAATTTGAGCATCAGCCATATTATACAGATAATTCAACTCATTTTGTGGTAATTTATTTAAAGAAAATTTAACATTATTCTCATATTCTTCACCTAAGAAATATTCTACTACTTTTGATAAATCTGTACCATGGTCCGATACTAATTCTGTATGGAGAACCATATAACATTCTTTTGATTCTTCTTTAGGTAATTGATCTAAGAAGTGTTTGAAAGCTAGTATAGCATCAGGGATTTGTTTTCTTCTAATATTTCTAGAATTGAAAAATAATACAAATTTAGGATTTGAAGTGCCTAAAATTTTCTTTTTAAAATCAATAAATTTTTCATCTTCCCAAGGCATAGGAAAATAAATATCAGAATTTAAACCATGGGGTACATATTTAAATATTCTATTACCTTCACGGTTTTCTAAAACTAATTTATTAATATTAACCGTTTGTTTAGAAATTCCCATCAATAAATCACAAGCCTCATAGTAAGGTCTATTATACATTGGTGCTGGATAATCGTCCCAAATGTTTAAGTAAGTAATTGGGATTTTTTTCCTGATTTCTTGTTCCATATTGAAAATGTATGTGAAATACCTTGGATCTGTAATTAACATTATAGCATCTGGTTTTTCGATTTCCAATAATTGTCTTAAGATTGTAGGGTCTCCATACCCCGAGGTTGGGTATAAAGTTATGGATGAATCTTTTATATTTAGAATTTCATTCGTATTTGGGCTTAAATCTATTCTTTTTCCAGATTCAGGGTGTTTAATGGCCCCTCCTAAATTAACCCAATTAAAATGATGAGCCGTATGTACTACAATTTCTTTTGCTACAGTTGCAACACCAGAATGTACTCTAATATCATCACATATTAATAGTATTTTCTTCCTTTTATCTTTAGGGAGATGTTCAAAACTTTTATTCATTTTTAATCTAATTTATAGTTCAAGATTGGTTTGGTTAGTAACTTGTTTTCTAAAATCTTCATCTGTAAGATACAAATAAATTGCCCGATCAGCAAGTTTTTGGAAAGAAAATTTTCTTTTCACACATTCAATTTTAAAATTCTCGAATAAATCACTTTGGATCTTAACACTAGTCAGTGTCATTTCATTTTTTGCCATAATATTTAATTTAATTTTTCTTGATACGTATATAAAAATATCAGTAGATTATACCTTCTCCACAAGTTTTTTTATCTTGACTATAGGCACAAAACCTACAATTCCATTTACTTGGGGATTTTGGGTAATTTTTTTCTTTTATTTTACCATTAGAATCAAAACACTCGTTGATGAAATCATTCACAGCAGTTTTTGCTCTATTTATTTTTATTTTACCACTAGGGGGGGTAAATGTTTGTACCCTATAAGCTTGATGGGGTGACATTAATTTTTCATCATCCCAATCTAATACTTTTCTTTTTAATATAAAAAATTCTATATTAATATCTTCTAAGGGTATACCATATTGTTCTGAGAAGAATTGTTTGTATAAGAGGAGTTGGAATTGTTTGTCTTCATTCTTTTTATCTTGCTCTCTCCAACCTCTAGTACTTGTCTTTATATCTATAATATTGAATTTATTTGTTTTCTCATTATACATGACAACATCTAAATACCCCAAATATAATACGTTATTATACATTTTATTAGGCGCAATTGTGATAGGAATTTCACAACCAACTAAATGATAACCTCGTTTTGAAAAATATTTACTTCTTTTTTTCTTAAACCAATTTAAAATGCCAATCCCATCTTCAAAAAACTCTCTCATTTCTTCTGCTGAAGAAAAATGTTCTGAGTTATTTGATTTATATTGTTTTTGGTATTCTCCTATAAATTTTTCTTGGAATAATTTTTCCAAATCTATTTTATCAGCATTAGCCCCACTAGTCTCATACATTACATCTAGATAATGTTGCATTACTTCATGAATGGCTGTACCAAATACAGTATGAATTGAAGAAGTAAACCGTTTAATCTTATCCTTATATTGTAATTTCCATCGGTGTTGGCAACCTCTGTAAATTGACATTTGGGAGTATGAAATATTCTTTTGATACGCATAGTTTATCTCCTGGGGAGGACTGTTACGGATTTCTTTTACTATACTTGGTGTTTTTTTAGCCATATTTTTTTATTTCTTCCACTGGTTTCGCCCTACAAGTAACCCAATTATTCCGTAGTTGGCAACATCAATAAAGGTATCTTCCATTCCTTCACCTTCAACATAATTTTTTCCGTTAACCATTAAATTTCTTAAGCGTGAAACCTTATCAGTTAATCTTATAGCCAACCCGGTTAGTGAGAATTTTTTATCACCCTCATTGTTAACAATATCTCCACCTAATGCTATGTTACTTAAACCATAGTCTAAATGTTTTGATGCAAACATCTCATATTGTTCTTGTTGGATGTTTTTGAATCCTTTAGACAATTCAGGGTATTCTTTTTCAAATACATTTACGGATGAATTAGTGGGGATGCCTGATTTTGCGTTGCTAATTTCTCTACTGCTCATATTTTCTTCGTATTTGCTTACTGTATTACCCATTGAGTATTTCTTTGTTAGTGTTTTTGTTGAAATATTTATTTAAAGCACCTAACCTATCATCAGCATCAACTAACATAGCAAGTGCTTCTTCAGCATTCTTATAAAAGTCTCCTGTTGAATGGTCACCGATACCAACTGCATTATTACTTAATATTTCAAGTGATAATAAAGCTTTTGATTTATCTGCTTCAGCAGATGTTACTAGCATTTTATATAAATGTTGTTTCATTTTAGTAATGGTTTTATTTCTTTTTTGTCTAACCCTTTATTAGTTAATATACGATTTATTTCTGTAGGAGCCAACATTTCTATATATTCTTTTGCTTCTCTACTAGAACATTCAAAGTAACCTTTAATATGGTTTACTAAATCTTTATTAGGTTGTTTTACCTTAGATTTAATATATTTATTCCATTTGTTATTTTTAGGAATATATTCTTTATAAATTGAATATATTTCTTTTTTACTTTGAGGGGGCATAGATTGAACTTCATTCACTATATCTATGTAATTAGGATCCATACTAAGGAAGCGATGGACCATATAACTATTCCAAACCTCCCAATCTTTGTCTGTAAAAGACTCAACTGGGGGTTTGGTGTTGTTAATACATTTGAGCCAATCAAAGACGTTTTTCATTAAATAAGCTCGTCTGTTAGTTCTTCTCTTAATTCTTTAGGTAATGAATCCTTTAGAATCTTTTTAGAAGAAGGATCATAAAATACAGGAATGGGTAGTAGAGCATCTTCATCTGTTCCTGTAATGAATTTGGATACTTTACGTAATACTACACCTTGTAAAAAAATGCTACCTCCATCAAAGTTTTTGATTTCAGTTGTGTTGTTAAGGTCAATTTGAGGTTGTTGGACTTGTTTTTCCATAATTACTTATTATTTATTAAATTTTGAATTAACGACATTGTATTTATTTCCTTGTCGATTCGGAAATTTGATTTATATTGATGTTCATTTATTAAAATAGCTGCTGTACCTTCTTTACCTGGTGAATGTTCAGATGATCTTTCATATAGGGCTTTGAATAATTCATCAAAATCGTCTACATTAGCATCTGCTATGATTTGACGTATATCATTAAATTTAGACCCATCTGATAAAGCATTAATTACCTTATCGATATAATTAGATGATACTAATACTGATTGGTCTAGTTTTAATACATTATCTTGTGTAGATAATTGTATAGTATTAATACATTTACGTAAATCAGGATAGTATTGGTTAACTAGGGGTACTAAATCATTTATTTCGAATTCAATAGATTCTTGATCTAAAATTCCAGCTAAATGTTTAGCAACATCCTTTTTAGTTGGAGGTACTATTTTAAGTACTTGACATCTTGATTGTAAAGGATCAATAATACGCTCCACAAAATTACAAGTCATGATAAATCTTGTAGTACGTGAAAATGTTTCGATAATATTACGGAGTGAAGCTTGAGCTTGAATCGTAAGAAAATCTGCTTCATCCAAAATAACAACCTTAAGTGGTTTGAAAGAGGCAACACTCGCAAACCCTTGTACTTTATCTCTAATAGTTTCAATACCTCTTTCATCTGAGGCATTAATGTATATGAATTCACAGTCAAGGTTTTTGGTAATTATTTTAGCTAATGTAGTTTTCCCACAGCCTGCTGGGCCGTAGAATATAAAATTTTGAATATCATTCTGTTCTAGATATTTAGATATTGCTCCTTTAATATTCTCATTCCCAACATAATTTTCTAATTTTGTGGGTCTATAACGTTCGACTAATAAACTGTGATTTTTAGTACTCGCCATATAAAGAATATTGTTTTACAGGTTGTGGTTTAACTTCGTGTTCTGATGTTGTAATTGCAAATAATTCGCTAGTCATAGGGGATAATCTATAGTCTCCTCTAAATTTAGTTTGAGTCATATACGCCTCTAGAACATCTGTGAGGGAGTTGTAAACTTTCCCATCAACTCCATCAGATGTAAGTTTCCAACGGTCCCCAGGGGGTTGTCTTTTAGCTATGAGTACAGGGGTCTCTTCAATCCTTATTTGTCTTGCGCGGATGTCTTCTACTTTTATGTCTTCTGTCATAGTGTTAATATATGAAAAATTAATAGGGGGGACAAGCCCCCCTACATAAATTATTTACTTTCTGCTACAGATGCTTTTTTATAATCTGTAATTACTCTTTTAATAGCTTGTGCTGCTTTTCTTGCCCTTGCTTGGCTAGCTTTAGTAGTTCCACCATTTTCTGCTGATAAGATATTGTAGTTTTCTTCAATAATCTCAAAAATTTCTTGTTTCGTCATTTTTTATTTATTTATTTATTAATTAATTTACATTCCCATACCCATCATAGGGTCCATTTGTGGTGGGTTATTATCTTCGCTTGGTTCATCTACTACAGTACATTCTGTAAGTAATACTGTACCCGCAACTGAGGCTGCATTTTGTAACGCTGTACGAGATACTTTTGTAGGATCGATGATTCCAGCTTCTTTCATATTAACCGTTTCACCAGTTTTAATGTTATACCCAGCCCAAGTATCATTACCTGAATTGATTAAACTGTCTGCTAGGATTTGACCTTTAACATCGTTAAAACCAGCATTAACTAAAATTTGATTAAATGGTTTAGCACATGCTTGTTTAACAATTTGTGCACCAGTAGTTTCAGCTTCTATACCTGAAGATGCATATAGTAATGCTATTCCTCCTCCGGGTACAATACCTTCTTCAATTGCTGCCTTTGTAGCATGTAAAGCATCATCTACTCTATCTTTTTTCTCTTTCATTTCCGTTTCGGTATTTCCTCCTACGTGGATAATAGCAACTCCCCCAACAAATTTAGCTAAACGTTCTTGCAACTTTTCAATTTCAAAAGGAGTTTGAGCTTTATTAATTTGGGTTTGAAGTTCATCAATACGCTTTTCGATTGCATCTACATCTCCCTTACCATCAACAATTGTTGTTTGTTCTTTTTCAACAGTTACTGTTCGTGCTTCACCAAACCATTCCCAGCTGAATTTATCAAGTTTCATACCTTTATCTTTACTGAAAACTTGACCACCAGTAGTAATAGCGATATCATCAAGTACCAATTTTCTTCTATCTCCAAATTCTGGGGATTTAACAGCACAAACATTCATTGTACCTCTCATCTTATTTACAATCAAGGTTGCTAATGCTTCCTGATCAATATCTTCAGCAATGATTAGTAAAGATTTTGCTTGGTTTGATACTGCTTCTAGAATTGGGAGTAATTCTTTAACTTGAGTAATTTTCTGGTCTGAAATTAAAACAAGTGGGTTATCTAGAGTAGCGGTCATAGTAGTATTGTTTGTTACAAAATAAGGGGATTTATATCCTCTATCAAATTGTAATCCTTCTACTGTTTCTAGATATGTTTCTCCGGTTCGTGATTCTTCAATATGGACAACACCTTCCATCCCTACTTTATCAATAGCGGTTGCAATTAGTTTTCCAACTTCAGGGTCGTTATTTGCTGAGATGGTTGCTACTTGTTCTAATTGTTCCTCAGCAACAATATCTTCTGCAATATTATCTTTAAGGTTTTTAACAACTGTTTTAACTGTAGCATCAATATCACGTTTAATCTGTACCGCGCTTTCATTATTGTTTTAAGCATTCAAACCCGCTTTAATCATCTCTCGGGCCAATAGGGTAGATGTTGTTGTACCATCACCTGCTTTTTCTGCTGTTTTAATCGCAGCCTGTTTTACCAATTGTGCTCCTAACTCTTGTTCTGGGTCTGATAATGTGATAGATTTAGCAACTGTAACTCCATCTTTTGTTGATTGAGGTACTCCTTGAGGATTAGAAATAACAACATTTCTCCCGTTAGGACCTAAAGTTGATACAACAGCATTTGCCAAAAGATCAATACCTTTTACTAGTTGGGTTCTTGCTTCTGAACCTAATTTGATTTGTTTACTCATTTGATATAGCTTTAATTTCTTCTTGTGTTAATGATTCTTTTGTTTCTTCTAATAGATCTGATACCTCAAGTGTTGAGCATATTTTAGCTAAAATTTGATTTTCAGGTCCTACATAATATTCTTCACCATCGTATGGAAGTTTTGTGAATCCCATAGTAGGTAATACTACTTTGTCTCCTACTTTTAGGATAGTTTCTATGAAATTCCCCATTTGGGTAGGTTGTCCAGGACCTACGGCTACTACTTCACCGAATTCATTTTTTTCTTTTCCTAGATCAGGTACGATAATATTACCAAAAGTAGTTTCTTCGGGTTCAATCGGTTTTACAATAACGGCGTTAAACAGCGCTTCTAATTTCATTTGTGTAAGTTTTAATTTGTGAATGGATTGTTTTAAATTCTTCTATGTATTCAATAAGTGAATCATAATCTTTTTTAGTGTGGAGTTTTTCAACTGCAATTTTGTTTAGTGCTCTTTCAAAACTTGAATAGAAACCTTGAGGTTTCGAATACTCAGTACCTTCCCCTTTAGACCTAAAGTGGTTTTTATTTGGTTGTACTCTCTCATTTACTGTATAACAAGTTTCATCTTTTGTTATAAAATAAGGTTCCATTAAAGGGTCAGAAATGGTTGTTAGTGATTTGGATCTTCTAGACATATATAACTGTTTTTATTAGACGTCAATATACGAATAATATTGCGCTAGGACACGCTATATTGGGAAAACTTTTATTTTATTTTGATTGATTGTGGTTTTTTGGATTCCGCAATTGGAATAAATAAATGAAGTAAACCATCTTTCATTTCCGCCTCTAATTTCTCAAGTTCGAATTTAGCTGCTACTTTATAACCTAGATTAAAAGATCTTTTAGCTAATCCTTTATAGATATAACTAGAATAATCTTCTTCTTCGGTTGGTTTGTCATAGATAATTTTTAAAAGATCACCATCAATTTCTAATTGGATATCTTTTTTAGTTAGACCAGTACAGGCAACTTCAAAATGAAGTCCTTCATCGTCATAAAAAATGTCTAGTGGGTGTGGTTGTTTGTTTTCAAACGTGGTTGGTTGAAAAACACCGTCTGCCTTGAATAGGTTACGGAATAATAAATCGAACTTAGATTGTTCGTGGAATAATGTACTCATATCATTTAGTTTTTGTGAGGCCGAAGCTCTCGATTAATTTAAATATAACAGCATGCCCTAGCTATACAATATTATATTCTATTATACATATGTTAATTTTCTACTTTCATCCATTTATTACAGGTTTTTTATTCATTTCTTGCTATAAAATATTCGGATTCAATTTCTTTAGATGAAAAATTAAGTTTCATAATACCTACATCTGATAGTTTTAAGGTACCACCATCTTGGTCTTTATTTGCGCTTAAAATATCTTTAAATACCTCGGAATCAAATGGGATTGACATATCTGTTTGTGAGATATCTCCTAGGATTTGATAGGTAATCTTATTGGAGAATCCGGTATTGTCCCCAAAAATAAACTCACACACATTGTTCCCGTCGAGATCAGTTGTTGTTGTTATAAGCATGTTATTTACATCATTTAACGCGCTTTTCGCCTTAATTAGTCGACCAATATCTTCAGGGGTTAAATCTAATTTAACTTCAAATGATTCAGGATCCCCATAGTATTTATTTTTACCTAAAATTAAAATATCAGCTAAAGAGAAAGTTAAGTTGAAATTTGAATCCGCTATGTATAATTTAGTGTATATAGCTTTAACTTTTTCTAGGGATAAAATTAAATCACCACTAGTAATAGATAGCAATTTACTTAGTTTATGAGTATCAAATATACCTAATTCCCCATCTTCTAGTGGGAAATCATTTAATTTAATTTTACATACTCTACCTGCTTCTCCAGCATATACAGTTAAAGCATTATCTTGTATTCTCCATTTAACTTGATTATTTAAACCATTTAAATAATATTTGGAAATAAGACTTTGGAGGGATGTTTTGTTTATCATTTTTTATTTTTTATAACTGTAATATATGAAAATTATTTTATATTTCAAAGGACTTAAGAGCATTTACATAAGGGTTTAAATCAAGAGACCAACCTAGATCATTATGAAACCCCTCTAATTTATTTAATAGAATTGATTCAAATACTTTTTGCCTATCTGCATATACATCTAAGAAATTTTGGATTTTTTCTGGGACATCATAATCAAAAAAGGCTAATGCTTCTATTTTGTATGGGTTATCTTTAACATATATCCATTTAACTTTATCAGCTTGTGTAATATAATTATGTTTTTTATCTAGACCCCACAATCTTAGTAAGTCATTATATCTAATAGCGGCACGAACCGGAGCTGGGGCTCCTTTTAATATTTCAGTAAACATTTCTCCTGCCCTAGCACTAGTACCAGAATATTTTTGTAATTTTTTTACAGCTGTAGGGTTACCTAATTTTGCTAAAGGAATTTCCCCACTTAGGATTTGATGTTTAAAGGTTTTGATTTGTTCCAAAATGTTTTCCTTTTCTCCACCCTTTAAAACCTGCTGTAAAATGTCATTGAAAAATGCTCCTAGGATAGGTGGGAAATTTGCTTTCATGAATTCTAAACCCTTAATATCTAAGGTCTCTTTAGCAATACCTTCTTGTTTAGTAATCCATTGGGCGTAACGTCTGGTATTTCTAAAATATGCTGAACGTATAACGCACTCTGTCTTCATTTCGAGTCTGTGTTCAGGAGCATTAAAACATTCCTTGGATAAAGAGTCATAATGGTCAGTAATAATATCCTGATATTTAAGTGCTACTTTTTCTAGAATATCATCTTTTTCTCCATCACTAAATTCTTCAAAATTGGGGTACAAATGAAGTAAAATAGGTTCAGCATTAAAATAATTAGAATCGGTGTCTACATATGCACAGTAATTTTCATCCTCTGCATCACAAATCCACCATGGTGTTTCTTGTAAATGTTTCATATACTAAAATGTTTTCTCTCCTGGGATTTGTTGGATTCCTCCGTCTTTTTCCCCTTTAGAGGTTAGTATCTGTTCTTTTAATCTTATTTCGAAAGGTAAACCCTTTACTTTAAATTTCCCACCTTGTTTAAGCATTTTTCTAAAAAAAGACTCCTGTTGTTCGGACCAAGATTCACTTAAAGTTATTAATTCATCTTTTGGAATCTCTACACCTTCAACCAAAATGGTCATTGTACTTCTAATTGATTGTTTCTTTAATGCCATTATATTTCTAATTTTATGTTACCTCTAAGTACCTCGTTCATGTGACGATTAGCACATAGAGCGGATTCTTGAATAATTCTGTGACCTGATAATGTAATTGCTTCACTCAATATTGCATAATTCATACCATAGCGAAAAGAGGGGAGAGCAGTAGCACCATATAATGAATTTAACAAAATTTTCATTGTATATTGCATTAAATGATTATATTCGCCTTTTTCTTTATCTCCTGATTTGTATGCTTTTTTCATACGTCCTTTGTATAAAACTCGTTCTTCAAACCATTTTTTCAAAATAGTTGATAGTACTGATTCTTTATCTGTTCTAAACATTGAACCATTAGCCGCTACTGCTAAATTGGAAGATTTAATTATATCAACTAGTTGTTTTGCAGTTACTCTAGTTTGCATACCCTTAGGATTTTCTACTAATAGCTCCTCATTTGGGTCTTTTTCGATTAAATCATTAAGGCCTAATCTATTATTACGATCATCAGCATCTATAATACGCCCTACAAATGTTTCTTTACCTATATTAATAGTCATAATAATAGAAGGATACAATGAAGTTAAATCCTCATCAAACATATATTTGTATAACCCCGCTTTTGGACAAAATAAATACCCACCTGCGTATCCATCTTTCTTTTGTTGGTTCATTTCTTTAGGTGGAGGTATTAGGTTTTGGGATAACAAATATGCTGAAATTGCTCCATCTTGGGTTACACTATTGTGGTAAACTTCACTATAGTTATGTTTTCCTTTATGTGATAGGTTTTTTGTGAGTGCTATATATTGGAGTTTTTCATCTAGTTTTTGTAAAATTTCAACATCAACAAAGTTGTATTGGATAAATTTATGAATGTCAGTAGCAAACAGTTGATCAAGATTTCCTTCATATTCAACTTTCCCCATTCCAACATATTTTTCACCAATAGCATCTAATTTCCAACTAGGTTCATCTTTCCAACTATATTTTTTGTGTAAACGAATATAATCAAGGGATTCAACACCTACAATATCTACAAATTGATTTTGTTTAAAAAAGTATTTATCATATTTTTTAGTTTTAACTTCACCAATTGGAGAAAGATGATCAGCCCATTCTTTACCTAAAACATTACATATTCTATGATACAAATAAGGAATATCAAAATAATCCGAGTTGTACCCTACAAGAATATCAGGATTCATATCCCGGAATGCCTCTACAAATTTAGCTAGAAGTTCACGTTCTGTTGATACAGGAATTATTTCTTTTTCTCCTGGTGTATGTTTGAGTTCACCTTTTTTGTCTAAGATTAGGATATGCCAAGTATCTGGGGTTTTATCCCACCAAGCTATTGAAGTAATAGGCATTGGTGCACTAGCAATATAATCTTCAGTTAATGCCCCTCCAATTTCACATTCTATATCAAAAAATACCTCTCTATGTCCTTTAGAAGGAACATCATTTACCCCATATCTTTCAATAAGGAATTTTTGGTGAGGTTTCATATCATGAAAATGTAATCCTGGGGTGTTCTTGCTTCTATAGTTGGGGTTTTTTGAAAAGAACCAATTATTTGTGGGTTTTAAATATTCACCATTTAGACCTACAAAAGAATGTTCTTCTTCACTACATTCTTGGTACGCTACATTATTATAGGGAATAATTTGGTGTTCTCCATCACTTTCCCAAAGATGAATTTCAAAATAATTGCTTCCTAACTTTTTCCCTAAGTAACACTTTTTGTATGACATTTATATAATTTTTTATTTGGGTAAATATACAAAGGCTCCCTGTGGGAGCCTAAGTTTTTTGTTTTTATATTCCTAAAGAAGCTGTATGGAATTTTTGTAGTTCTTTTTGGGTAAAGAATTGGGACAAGTCTGGTCTGAAGTAATTGACAGATTTCATGACTTTTCTATCTCTAGTACGATACACAACCCAAACATCATCTACTTTTTCGTAATGACATTTTTCATTTTGTTCCTTACTCCTAACAGATACAGTTTCAATAGCCTCATCTTCAGTTTTACAAGATTTAGACATATTTGAAGCTTGAACTTCCTGATACGCGGGCCATACTTTATCTTTAAGACCATGGAGCATAGAAGCATTTCCTAAGGTAACATAGGCAATATCACATATAGCATCTAGGATTTCTATAATATTTCCAGACTCACATGCTTCCTTGTATTCCTCAAGTTCTTCATGACCAAAATCATAAACAAATTCCCATTCTTTTTTTTCAGGGATTGTTGGTTCATAGTTATTAGGTTTACCAAATGTTTTATTAAAGGTTTCTACCTCATCTATAAATGGAACTCCATTAACATTCATGTTTTCCTCTGAGAATAATTCTAGTTGTTCTCCCATTATTCTATAATCTTTATAATTTTTGTCTTTACTATTTTATCTACTGTAAAATTACTTTCACCTTCAAAATCTTTGTACACCTTAGCTTCAGCGTCTGTAGGAGAATGTGCTTCTACTAGATATTTTTCTGTTACTTTTTGGATTTTACCACTATCTTGTTCAATTGTTAACTTTACATCTACTTGCCAATAATTCATAATATATAATTTTTAATTAATTTAAAATATTTTTTGATAGAATCAAAGGAGATTCATCTTTACCTGAAGTGATTTCTAATGTAGAATCTCTTTCAACTATTGTTATGGTTTTATTTTTGAATTGTTTGTATTTACTATACACATACTCTTTTACTGCTTCTTCGTTCATTTTATTTTTATTTATTTAAATAATCTTGCATTTCTTCACTATCATTTCTTTCCCAAGGAAAAATAAGCCATTCATTTCCTTTATGTAATTTAGAATAGAGACTGGGGGTAAAACATGAAGTGTGGGGTTTATGATACAAAGCCGCAGTATAAACTCCAACTGTATTTTTTAAAGTAACCCCACTATCACATATATCATCTATTACCAGAGTATTAGGGAGGATAACCTTAGAATAAGGTAAATTCAATTCATGGGATACCATAACTGCGGGTATTAATCCTCCTCGTTCTAAACCAATTACTGAATCGATATTAGGTAATTCAGTTGCGATTTTTTTACATAAAATGTTAATTGTTGTTCTAACATCACTCCAGGATACAAATAATTTATTTTCTATTTTTAACATTGTGTACTTTCTAATTTTTTTGTATTAATATTAACAAACTAAACTTCTATAAACTTCAACGGGTACATCAGCTGTTAACCCTTCGTCAACACCTTTAACTAAAACTGATATAGCATCATGGGAGTGGAGAGATTCTAAGTGGGAACAGATAATTTTAAAATCTAATATCTTATCATTTTCACTTAACCTTTCATGAATTAAACGTGCTGCATCTTCTACAAATTTAAGATTAGAACCATTTAGTTCAGCGAAAGCTTGTTCATCTTCACGTTTCACCATAACTTGTGTTTCTGTTTGTAAAGCATCAATACACATATCTCTTAGATCCTCAATCCAAACCATATCTTCAAACTCAATTGTCAAACGTGTTTTTGATCTTTGTGAATGAGATACTATAGCTTTATTTCTTTCTTCCATTGCTTGCATCGCTAATTCAAAAGAACAAGGACATGCTGAAGAGTATACAAAATCAAAGTGGATGTATTTTTTTAGAGTACCATCTTGTTTATGGTTAGCCTCTAAAGACACATTGTAATATTGGTATCCTTCTAACCCACTTCTTAGAGAAGGTTGAATAATAGGAAAGCTAAAATTAAGGATTATATGAGCATCATAAGAACCTAATTTATCTCTGTAGGCACCCAGAATATCTTCTAATAGATCAATTGAGAATACTTGATCCTTATATTCATAAAATGATCTCACAATACGAGACATATTAATACCTTTCTTCTCAGCTTCTAAAGATACAGTACCTGTTACTGAGGTTTCTAGTTCTATAGTATCCCCATCTTTTTTCTTAAACTTTAGGGGTAGTTTAAAGTTATGTATTCCAACCTGTTGGATTTTTGTATGGCTACCTTGAATATTAGATGAAGCCCCATTTTGTAAATCTCCCATGGATGCTTTATATTCTTCGGTAGCTTTAAAGTTATTATCATAGCTTCTATCTAATGTTGAAGATAAAGTACCCTCTTTCATATCATAAGGGATAATGTTAGGGTTAGTGGTTGATTCATCTAGCCACTCGTAGCTTGTTTTTTCTGACATAATTTTATTTGTTTTGATTTATTGTAATATAATGAATTTACTATTAATATCCTAATTTATTTTTTAAACTTTTATTATACTTCTCTTTGGTCTTCAAAGGCTATAATGTGTGGTCTCCAAGTCATTCTATAACCATTATCTCTAACCCAATCAAATACTAAAGGATAGGATTGAAATAAAGATTCTCTCGAATCACCCGCAGGCATAAACCATACTTTATCTTGAGGAATATCCATTACCTTAATAAAATTCAAGATTTCTTGTAATGATTCCTTATTTTCTCCATCCCAAACAGGTTTTAAATGGTAATCTGAGTGGTAAGAGATAGATTCAGCTATAGTTTCGTATTTAAGTCTAAATTTGTTATGTCTATCAATCATTTTTTGGTCGGTAATAGCCCCCTGAGGTGTTTCTACGCCAAGGACTGGAACAGAATTAGAAAACTTAGGACTAATAGATAACAAGTGAATAGGATAGTCAGTGGCGAGGAAATGACTCCCCTCAGTTTCGATAGTAATAAAAATATCATTTTCATGTGCAAAATGGGTTAATTCATTAACTAGAGAACCATGCATAGTAGGTGAACCTCCAGTTAACATCATTTCTTTAATGTGTGGGTTTGCTTTATACATTTCAACTATGTCATTGAATGTAAATTGTCCCTTATCAGGGTGAATTGAAGTATACCAACTGTCGCACCACCCACCTTCACCGAAATAACATCTGTGGGTACATCCTGTAGTTCTAACGCAAATTGTCGGGTAACCAGCACGGCTTCCTTCACTTTGTACACAAGTGTATATTTCTACAATTGGGAGGATCTTATCGTAATCCTCAATACGTTTTAATTTTTTGTGTTCCATTTTTAATTTTTTAGAGTGGTTTTTTACTCACTTTTATTAATCATTGTTCTAATTCCCTATGTAATAAGCAGCATTTTTGCCATGCTCCATAAATTTTACTTTAACTACTTTGACACGTCCTTTAGTTTCTTCTTGGACAAACGGGTTCAATTTTTCAAAAATATATTTGGCAAAACTTTCAGCCCCTGTAGCTGGTATTACTCTTACTTGTGCTACTTTAGCATCTCCCATTTCTGAGAATGCTTTTAAGAATGGGTCATCTTCGGCTAAGATTAGAGTATGGTCAAACATATGGTCCATCCATTCTTTTGGTTGGAAACCATCAATTAAGGTTTTGGCACGTTTCATTCCACCAAAATCCCAAACCCAATTACGTTCATCTAATTTACCTTCAAAGTAAACTTTAAAAGAAATACCATAACCATGTAAATAACTACAATGTGTGTCTTTTGCTCTCCATTGACGGAATACAGTACTGAAACCATCAAATACTTTACTTGATTGAAATTTACCCATTATATAAATCTAAAATTTGTTGTTTTGATTGAATTCCTGTTTTTTTATCTATAACATTACCGTTATCCACTAAAATTAAAGTAGGGATATTTCTGATACCATATTTAGTAGATAGTTCGGTATTTGAATCTACATCAATTTTTTCATAATTAATCTCTCCTTGTAAAGATTCCATAATAGGGGCTAATTGTTTACAAGGTCCGCACCATTTTGCGCTAAAGTACAAGATTTTTCTCATTTTTTATTTATTTTTAATTAAACTAATTCTTCTTTTATACCTACTATTTCACTAAATATAAGTAAAATAACTGCAAGGTCCAAATTAAACCATAAAGTACCATAACCTAAAATACGGATAGCAGATTTAATAAAGCTAATAATTTGATGATTTCTAGCATCAGGTAATTTTTGATTTCCCATAAATATATAATTTAGATTTTGTTGACCCACAAGGACTCGAACCTTGACTGACGATACCAAAAACCGGAGTGCTACCATTACACCATGGGTCAATTTGCTCCTCCTCTTGGGCTCGAACCAAGGACCCTCTGATTAACAGTCAGATGCTCTAACCAACTGAGCTAAGGAGGAAATTAGTTGTCCCACTTGGTCTCGAACCAAGGACCCTCTGATTATGAGTCAGATGCTCTAACCAACTGAGCTATGGGACAAAAAACCATAACCGAGATTTAGTTATGTAGATATATCGGTTTTCTTTCTTTCAATAAACCTGCGGGTCTTACCCTCTTGAAATTAGTCAAATTACTTGGAGCCTCTATTACCTAGCTTTATTCCAAAGAAAACAGTTTTTAAGAGGTGCTGTTTTAAAACTCAATTACTTGTTTAAGTCTGTAATCAAAGACTCACGAGTACCCCTTACTCGTTATGTGTTTTTTGTAGTCCGTAGGGGAATCGAACCCCTGTTACATGGATGAAAACCATGCGTCCTAACCCCTAGACGAACGGACCAGTTGTACTCGAGATGGGACTTGAACCCATACGGACCTTACAGTCCACTGGATTTTAAGTCCAGCGTGTCTACCAATTCCACCACTCGAGCGGTTTTTATATATTTAAATATAATAAAGTTATTTAAGGTAACCAAATTTATTCTAAAAAGAAATAAGGATTTTCTTTTGTTTTAAATTCACCCATTTCAACCAATACCCCAATATCCGATTTTGAATTAACGTTAAAACGCATATAAAGTTCTTTACCTGCGGGGGTTGGGTTTGAATTTTTAAATTTTGTACTTGAAATATTAAAATCTTTATCTATAAACATAGGGGATATTTCATTTCTGAAGAGTATTAGCTTTCCTTTATCAAACCTTAAACAACTAAAAGTACCATCTACTTCCCCCAGATCATATTTGTTATATACCCACTCATTTAATAAAGCTGTATCCCATTTTTCTGCTGTATTAAGTTGATTTTGCATTTTTTTAACAAAGGATTCTTTAATAATTCCATTGTGCCAAAGCATATAATCATTATTGAACCTGTGAGGATGGATATTACTAGTTGATTTTGCATCTGTAGTAGGGGCTTGAGTATGAGCGATATAATATTTGCCCTCTTTAAGTTCTTTTAAAATCTCAAATGGAAAATCCCCTAACCCTCTTGTAGTAAATAGAGATTTTGTTTTTAGTGTGTACTCTGATATACTATATGAATGGTTTCCTCTATAACAATTGAGTTCGATTAACTCCTTGAGTTTATCTTTATCGAAACTTCCTACAATAGCACACATATTAATTCCAAGGGATTTCGATTGAGTAAGGAATTGGGTCTTTTATTCCTACCTTCATAAAATTCATTATTCTTTCGGCACATGATGGACATTTCCCACAACTTTCTCCTTTTTTATTGGGGTTATAACAAGTTAAAGTACTTTCTAGTAAATCTACTTTCCCCATTTCTCTACAAATTTCTATTTCTTGTGCTTTGGATAAATGGCTAAATGGGGCTACAATTTCTACTTTATGGGTTCTATTTTGAGAGGCAACGGCATTGATGCTATCTACAAATTTTTGTGAAGTATCCCAGTAACCGTATTCATCATGGACTTGTAAACCAGTAAATACGTGGGAAGCATTTTCTACTTCAGCTGTGGACATGGTTAAAGATAATAGAATCATGTTTCTAAAAGGAACATATGTTGGTGGTTGAGGATCCCCTAGAACATCTTTAATATCAGGCATTTCTATATCTGTACCTCCTATATTAGCTGACATAGGTTTTGCTATATCTCCTAAAATAGATAAATCAATTACTTTATGTCTAATACCTAGGGTTTTACATAAATTTGAAGCTTTATCTAATTCTATTTTTTGTTTTTGACCGTAATCATAACTAATAGCTGATACCTTTTTAGCTCCATATTTTTCTACTAACATCATAGTCATTACAGAAGAATCTAATCCTCCTGATAGTACAGCTAGTACATTTTTGTCAGTAGTTGGGAGATTGTTTAATGCTTGGTTTAAATCCATTGGAAATATATTTTTTAAAATTGTGCCTGGTATTTTACGTATAGGCAAACGTGTTTTACTTTATGTAATATACAAATAAGTTATAGAGACCACAAATGGTTTTACTAAAATATGTGTTAGGATTTTAAAAGTTTGAGACCATTAATAAGTCTAAAAACATTAGTATTTACTGTAACTTTATTATAGTCTATATCTTCAATTTTTACATCAAAAAAATCATTCATATTTGCTTTAGGCTTAACAGTTAAACCTCTTTGTGTATAAACTATACCTTCTAAAGCAGCCATGATAGGGTTTGATGTGTCAATGGATTCTATTCTTGGGTTATTATCGTACCACCCAAATTCCTGAGGTACAGCACACCCCAATAAATGGAATTTAGTATCTTTTAGATGTTTTAGTTTTAGTAAACCTTGTACAAATCTTACTCTCCCTAATGCCTTCCCCATGTCCTCATTTGTATGAGGGAGGAAATCATTATACCAAGTTGCCCCATAGGATACACATAGCTTATCATACCCTAAATCCCGTAATAAACCAGCACATAAATATGCTTCATTTTTGTTAGAACCTTGAATTACTGCTATTTTTTTAGTTTTCTTAGGAAATTTATATTGCAACCAATGTTTAGCCTGGTTCGCTGTTTGATGGCAGTCCATCCAGACATCGGGTACCATGAATTCATCTGGTTCTAATTCGTTAATCCAGTATAATAGACGTTTATGGTCGTATGCTTGACCAAGTTCATGTAAACTATTATCCATAATAACATAGCGTCCTGATTTTTTAGCTTCGTAAAAATATTGTTTATATTCCTCATCTATATCTAATAGGTGGGGAAGACAATAGTCGTAATCATTGTATTCAGGTGAGGATGTTAAAAGACATCTAGGTACTTCGTGTGATACTTTCATTTATATAACTTTTTTAAATAGTTCTTTTTGGTCGTCCCCTACGTGTTGGGGATTTGATTTTTTTTCTGTATTTATCTTCTATAAGATAATAAAGGTCAATCATATCTCCAAAACATCCTTCGATTTCTGTATAAACTTGTTCTAGGGTAATATTAAAATCATCTGTAAAGCCTTTTGTAAGGAGTCGTAATTTTTCAGATTCATCTTTTTCAAAATCTTCTAATAAACGTTTTCTTCTAGAACGTAACATCGATGTCTTTTCATTATATTTACCTATATCAGGGTAACATTCTTCCCAAGCATCATTCATCTCATGTTCACACCATTCTGCCTGTGGTTTGAAATGAGAATATTCAAAATCACCATTTAAAATACGGTCACGGAGAGGTTGATATTTATCCAAAGGTTTATTTGGGTTATCATACATACGCCACCACCTAAATTGGTTGTAGTTTAGTTTTTGAAGTTTGGAAAATTTAACTTCTAGTTGTTTCCTAGAATTAAGGGGATTAAATAACATAACCTTTATTTATTATTATACCTAAATATACAAAGGCTCCCTACGGGAGCCAAATATAATAAGTGGGGAAGTGGGATTACAACTTATATTCTTCAAATGTTTTTTGGGTTGGTTGTACATTTGGAAAATAAAAAGATAATACTCTTTCAGATGTAGTTATTGTTTTAGTAAAACCCAGAGGTATAGCTGCACCACCAGGTACTCTTTCAGGATTGTCACTAAATTTTACTACTATTTTAATATTAACTGGAGATTCAATTAATGCCAGTTTACGTTCGTAAGTTTCTAAAGATTTCCAAACTCCTCTATTTAGTCCCTTATGTTGGAGAGATGAATTTAAATATGAAAATGTTTTTTTTAAAGTTTCTTTATCGCAATTAAAGTCAGCTGCGGGGGCCATATGTCCCTTATCCCACACATTATATTTGTAATCATCATTATTAGCAGTATGTACTGAGTCTACAGCATGGAAATCCATACCTTTTCTTGATGCAGTGCCTTCTGGGCATAATATGGTATAGGTTACTTCTAAAGGATTTTCTAATCCTTCATCATATTTTACTTTATAAATTCCAGCATCTATATCTCGGATTTGACCAAATGTTAAAAGAGGCAGTAATATAAATAGACTAATAAATTTTTGTTTCATTTTTTGTTTTTTAAATTAATATGTAATAGTTTGATCATCATCTATATTTTGTAACTTTTTTAAAGTTTGGTCAGTTTGATCATTTAGATAATTCTCAGTTGTGTATGAGGATTGGGATTTTATTACGTTGGTTGCGTATTGCTGTAAAATATCTTTTGCCTTAAGTAATTTTTTCTCCATTTCTTCTTTTTCAATTGCTATTCTTTCTTCTTCTAACAATTGGGGGGGTTGTTCCTCTTCTAGTTTTTTTTCTATTTCATCTAGTTTACCCATGAACTCCTCTTTAGAATTTACTTCTTCAGGATCCTTAACTTCAAAATTCTTAATATATTCAGTTAAATCATTATTAGATATAGATGGTTCATCCTCTTCATCATCTTCTAGGGTATCCCATATGTTTTCTTTAGCTACAAATTCACCATATAAATTTTCTCTTTTCTTAGGGTATGCTTTATCAAAAGCAAAATTAGATGCTACTACTAGAGATATAGCTAAAGGGTCAAACACAAATATTATAACAAGTAATAGTATGTTTATAATTTTATCCATAGGAATACCTGTAAGTCCCGATAGATACTGCAGGGGTCCTAATTCCCCAGCTACTTCATTGTTGTTGGAAAGTTCTAGTACTTCTAATTGGAATTTTTGTAAACTATCAGCAGCTACCATTCGTTTAGCTTGGGCTAATTTACGGTTATTTTCTTCTACTCCAATTCTTTTTTGTGAAATTCTGAGTTCTGAAGTGGAGATTGTTGTTCTTACACCCCCAACTACTGAAGTGTCTCGTACTTGGATTGATCGAGATTTGGCGTTAGAAAGGGTACTGATATTGTTACTAATCCTTTCAAGTTCAGTATCATATCTTGTTACATCTGATTGGTAGAAGTTTATTTTTTGTTGTATAAAGGATTTTTTATTTTCTAGTGTAGAAAGCTTAGAATAGGTTTCTTGGTACGCCGAAGATAGAAAACCATAAATCCCCATCGAGGTGATTATAATTAATATTGTACATGCTACAGTAAGATATGTTCTAAGAAATTTATTTAAACTATCCCAGTATTGATATAGTAATGAAGCTACTACAAGTTTAGATATTTCTAAAGACCCAGCCATAATAATTACTTCAAATGAGGCACCAGCAAAGAGTTTGCTAAGGCCACTAACTGAATAGAAAGCGGCCGAAGCAGATACCGACAGGGCAGAAAATGCTATTAGAAAGGGGAATATGCCTTTTTTTAATTTTTCCATATTATTTTTTTTTAAATATTTGTTATGAATATAAAAAAGGTTGTCCAAATGGGCAACCTATTTTTTATTTTATCATAAGAAGGCTATTGTCTCTGACCTTTGTGTTTATCTATTTTATCTAAGAGGACATTTAATAGGTCATTTGTAATAAACCCAGCCATTGAGGCATTTTTTAGAATACTTATCATTTGAAACACAAGGAAAGGGGTAAGTAAAGTTTCGCTCAACCAAGAAGTACCTGTAAATCCTTTTTCAATTCCCAGGATTACAGTTAAAATTAAAACCCAAAAAAATAAAGTTTTTAATATTTTGAGGGCTTTAAAAGTTTTAAATCCTTCTCCTTTTATTCCTTTTATAACACCAAAAAACCCATCAGCAAATACGACCATAGCGACTGCAAAATATTGTTCTATATTAGATGATGTTAGTTCCATAAAATAGGAACAAATAAACGCTAGTGTTGTGCTCACAGATATAATTAAAGTAGTTAGAGTACTGGTGGTTTTCATACTAGATTATGTTTTTTGACTCAATTAATGTGTAAGTAAAGGAATTACCATACAAATCCTTAGCTTTATGTGCCAAGGTCATTAATTGGTTAAAATCGGATTCTTTGGAAAATACCTGACAACCCGCGGACCACTTATCTATTTGAGTGGACCCATTTATTCTAGAACCTGCTTTATGTATATTAATACCAAAAATACCTTCATGGATATTTTCTTCTAGGGTATCATAAACACCATCTTTATTATTATCTCTGTAAACTTTAACTTCTTTCTGTTGACATAAAGCTTCATATTTACCCTGATGTTTTCTTATTTTATGTGAACCCCGGTATTGGTCAGGGACTAAAATAGCTACTCCATCTTTATTAAGTAAATTTCTTTCCCAGTGAGATCCAGGATCTGTTGTTGCTTTAAAACAATGGAATTTTTCTACCCCATCTACATTGTATGAAATTGTTAAATGATCATCAAATTTGTTTGTAACTTTACCTTGTGTGTCTGAGTTTCTAACTCCTACAATGTTTAGGTTGTAGTTTCCACTTTCAAACCATTTATGTCCTTTAGACTTAACGGCCTCTTTGATTTGTTTTCTAGTATAACAATCCATTTATAGTATCAATTTTTATTATAAATATATGACTATTCTTTGTCTTTATCAAGTCTAAAATAAATAGATGCACCTATGTAAGGCCTAAGTTTACTTACACCTGTTTCCGCATCTAATAAATCATTTCTGTAACCTAGGTCTATACTAAACATTTTATCACTTTTAAATTTATGCATTAGTTTAATGTTTGAACCGCTAAAATAATTATCTTTATCGAATTGGTAACCAAATCCTATAAACCATTTATTAGTTTTAGGTCTAGGAACATCTACAAAATTATTTACATACTTTTTTTTATAAATTGTTTTTATTACTTCAACTGGTTTTTCAATTTCTTTGATTATTGTATCTGTTTTTATTTCGGTTCTGTATTCAGTTATATATTTAGTTATTTCTTTTTCTATTATTTTGTCTATTAAGATAGTATCAGTTATTTTTTCAACTTTAATAGTTTCAATGGGTATTTCAATTACTGTCTCTTTGGGATTGGAAACAAGATAGACTATTCCTATTAGAAGAGAAAATATAATAATTAATTTTAAATCTATTTTTTTCATAATCATATTGGTATTTTGGATCCTATCATAAAAGAATTCATTATAGGAACAAACTCATTGCTACTATATATTATTGTCCACCCAAGGTTAAATGAAAAGGATTTAGTTAATCTTACCATAAAAGAATTTGCTAGTATCCCTATAAAGTCTTTACTTACCGCCCCAAAAGCTAAAGCGTCATCAGTTTCATCTACATAACTCATAGGGGTTTGAGAAGCTATAATAGCTGGGGAATATATAATTCTGGGGTTTATTTTAATAGAATTAGTATATAAAAAATTATACCCTAAAGAATATATGTTAGGTAATTGTTCTCCTAATTGGTCCTCCCCAAACATGGTAGAATAATTTATACCTAACCCAATACTACCATATTTTCCTAAGGGTTTAGTTCTAGTTAAGGATATACCTACTGTATTTACATTATAGTTTTTCATGTAAGAAAGTGATATACCATCTACCCAAGATACCTGGTAATTGTCTGTTAGGGAAATTTTTGAGGTTCCTATGTTTAAACCTATTTGTTTTAAGTTGTCATATATCATTAATGAAGCGGTATTAGTTCTATCCCCATAAATTGAAGATTGAGAAGCACCTATACTTATGATTGTGTTATAATTTAGAGTCAAAGCTTGTTGTTGAAGCATATCAGCCTTAAGTTGGATAGGCATGAATTTTTTTTCCTCTTCTTTACTCTCTTCCTCTGTTTCTGTTTCTTCCTCTTTTTCTTCCTCTGTTTCTGTCTCTTCCTC